AAGCAACGTTAGGGATGTGGGGCTGGCCCTCCCGAATGGGCCATCAACACATACAGGGGTGTTCGCACTGATGTCCGAACTCACCTTGTGGTACAACCGAGACACTCTTAAGAAGCCTCCTGTACCTAAGGATCTTGCACCATATGTTGATGGGGCAAGGTACTTGTCGACGAAGCAGGTTCCTTCGAGCCTCCTTCTTCGTGTCGCGGGTTCACAATCAGTGACGAAAAACCGCGATAATCTCCTTAGAGGTGGATTCACCTTGACGGAGATGTGTCGAGAATCTGACGAAGTCAGAGACTTGACCGTCCGACGGACTCTTGAAGGAATCGTGAGCCCGTCAGGAAGCCTCGCGGACATCTTGATGAAGTCTAGCGAGGTAGCCGACATGGCCAACCAAGGAGGTGGGGCCATGCTCGATTCATCCTCGGAGACGTCAGGCTCCGAGTCTGAAAATGTTCCGGAGTTTCTCGAAGAGAAACCCCGCAACGGGGTCCGATTTCGAAAGGACAGTCGATATCGGATCAAATATGACGACCCGTGGAAGATCCACGCAGGCCGCATACTGGGTGAGCTATTGGAGAAAACTCCAAAGACCATCCTATGGTCCGGAGACGGGATTCGTCTCCAGGACCCATTACCCACGAGAGTCCTAGGACCGACGTGGACAGGTTCTGCTAAATCGAAGATACGATTTTCGCAGATCGCGGATATAGACGTGAAGATTCACGTCATATACGCCCACACTCACTGGGGCAAACGCCTGCGTGAGTTGTGTAATGACACAGGAGGAAAATATACCTCCTGGGCCAGGACCCTTAGGAACCGTATTAATCGGTTCCTAAGGGGGTCAACTGACCCTTGCATGAGCAAGGCTCAGATTGCAGCTCTGTACACGTCTGTAGAGACGAGTACAAAAGCACGGTCTGAGAGATTCATCGAACTCTTGAAGACCGTCGACGGGATATTCACACAGAGGTACTTGTGCTATCCCGAAGAGGTATGGACATGGCAAAGATTTGACATGTTCACCCTGGGAAACATCTCCTATTTGATCGGAGATGAGTTCCTAGATGGCGAAATGACGGAAACCGCCTTAGCCATCTCAACTGCCTACTCGCAACTAAAAGCGAGTAGGAAGTGGTTCAAGGAGGCCGCGCACCGCGGACTCCTTGAAAGCGCACTGGAGGGACCGTTACCGGTACCTCACTGGTGCAGGCAATTCATCAACGTATGGCGTCGAGTGAATTGCTCGGTAGGAGCCAGAAAGACATACCTAATTGGCGTCCTATCGCAGACTAGGGGTTGCGGAACTCCGCCTCCCTTGGTCCTTCTTCAATCCAAGGTCAAGTTTCTTAAGACCATTGGAAAGAAGCCCCGGCCGGAGAGCCCCACAGCAAGGGCTATCCGACTGGCGACTCTTGACGAAGTGCTAGAATCACTTCCTCAAGAATCTTTCACTGGACTCGCGACTAAAGCCCGAGTCACAGTGAGTACCTCCTCCTCGTGGGAAAAGACCCGCCGGGATGGAGGCACGATAGAGGCTGCGAGAGAGATTCTCGAGTCCCTACCGATCGGTGAAGGGGTCCCTGTCCGGGACCTCTCCACAGGACGGATCGAATGTTACAAAGATAAGTCAGCATTCGATTCGACTGGGGAGGTGATATTCTGGCTATCGCTAGATCACGTCCTCCGAACACCACCGGACCTACTTAAGCAGGCCTTCCTAACGGTGGTGAAGGAGCCTGGTAAGGCGAGAAGCGTTACCAAGGCCCGCGCTTGTCTCAAGATCGTTCTCGATCTTGTTAACAAGATCGTTGCGGTTCCCATGGAACGGGGAATCCGCAGCAGTTCTTCCGGGATGGGAAAATCCAATCACGGATGGAATCTCTTCTGTCGTCTAATGTCAGACGAAGTAAGGGACATGGTTTTCTCACTCGATTCACGAGAGGAAAACCCGTATGAAGGCTACATCGAGAGGATGGACACCTTCAAGAACCTCTACATGGTCTCGACCGACTATGAGGAGGCAACTGATCAATTGACACACGAAGTGGCAAGGGATCTAGGACAGGCGTGGATGCGCAAATGCGGCATACCACCCCTGCTCCGGGCTATCGTCTGCAAAACATGCTTCGAGCCCAGGAATGTCTTTTTCTACGCTACAGGCGTATTAAAAGGCATCGGCATCGAGCGCCCCGATATGGGGGTGAATATCAACTCGGTGCTTCTTGAACAAGGGGTGCTAATGGGCGACCCTTTGACCAAGGTCGTGCTCCACCTAACCAACGTGGTGGCACGACATGCAGGAGCGAGGATCTACGATCCGGACTTCTACACTAGGTTCTCAAACGGCTCAGAAGCGTATGAGACCCTACGAAATGCAACCAGTGCCTCCGCACCTTAGCATTCCAGTATCCCGTCCTAGGACAACCTAGGATAGGGTGCAACGCAGCGCCCCCCTCGGGGGAGCAACTACGTTA